TAGCGGATCCGCGGCGTCTTGTCGTCGGCGCCGTTCGTCAAGCGCCAGGTCGTCGTGATGCGGACGAGCGCCTTGGTACGCGGGACGCCGGCGGGGATGAGGGCGGATGCTATTTTCGTCTCGTTGGTGTCGCCGGTGTGGTCGGTATCGCCGAGAAGAAGGGCGAGGCGGCGGCGGCGATGACGCCAGATCGCGGCGCCTGGCGTATTCGAGATGCAATCGAAGACGTCGCCGCGCGCCGTGTTGCGCCACATGTCGGCGATCTTGACGCCGTCGCCACTGTCGTCGCCGATCGTGGGATCGATCGCCGCCGTGAAGAGGCGTGGATAGCGCACATCGACGTCGGCGATGGCCGCCTTGAAGTCGTTGGGCGGTCCGCCGCTCGCGCGCCCGACGTAGATCAGGTCCGTCGACTGCAGCGGCGCGCCGCTCGTCAAATCCGTGACGTTTAAATCCGGCATCGGTCAGCTCGGTGATATGAGGTTGATGAGGCCCCCGTCGGGGTGAATGAACTTCAGACGTCCGCCACCGATGAGCGCCACGGCGTTCGAATATGCGAAGGTGACGACGGTGTGCGCCGGCGCCCGGTTCTCCACCGCGCATTCCAGCACCGCGTTCGTGGACGACGACAGCGGATCACCCGCGCTTCCCTGTCCCGCCTCGAAGTAGTGCACGCTCTCGCCGGGCGCGTTGACCTGCCAGACGAACCACCAATCCTCGTCGCCGAGTCCGTCGCCGCATCCGGACGCGCCGCAGCGGAAGGGCGCGAACTCGTCGATCGTGATCTCGTAGCCGAGCATCGCGGCGAAGGCGATGAACCGGGCCTTCGATTGGCCGCCGCCGTCGGTGAGCTTGGCAACGACCTGCGCGCGGCGCTCCGCGATCGTCGTCGCCGGGCCCGCGCAGGGGTCGGGCAAGCCAAGTGCTGCTTCCCACTCTTCGAGCAGATATTGCGCCGTCTGCGGAAACGCGTCGACGAGGAGCGCCGCGTCCTGCACGTTGACACGCCAGACGGGCGAAACGAGACCGGACTCGAGCTGCCCCTGTACCGATCCGGACTCGCGGTTCCAGGCGCGGCCTTGCGGCAGGAGATTTTGCAGCGCGGCGACGAAGTCCGCGATCGCGTAGACGGGAGCGCTCATGTCAGGCGGCGAACGTGACAGTGCCCTTCGTGGGCAACTGTCCGGCCGTCTGCGTCGGGTTCGCCGCCGGCACGGTAATCACGAAACCAGCGGTACCGGCGACGGCCGCGATCGCCGCCTCGATGTAGGACAGCAAAACGGTTTCTCCGGGTGCGCCCTGCTCTTTCAGCGTCGCGGCGATAGCGTTCTCAACTTCCGCTTTCAGCTCGGCGGACCAGCCCGTCGTGCCAGTGATCGTGAAGGCGATCGGATTGGCCACTGGCGCGACTGCATAAACCAGGGCCGTGACGGGCTGCAGTCCAAGGATGTAATTGGCAACGACGAGCTGATCGCCGGTTGCAGGGGTGTCCCGAGGTTCGTCCGCGGCCACGCCGTCGGCGCCTTGTGGAAAGCCGTCGAAGGCATCGTTGACCTCGTCCATCATGAAACGGACGACGGCGGTGCCGACACCCATGCCGTTGGGCGTCACCCAGACTCGCGTGACGCCAGCCACCGCCCTGGCCCACTGGACGTAGTCCGTGGCGCTTCCCCCTTGCGGCGGGGCGCTGTAGGCCGCAAGCATGCGGGTCCGCAGGCTATCGTCGTCTTCCACATCGGTACCGCCGGTGAACGCGGTAGCGGCTGTGGCGGACGACACCAGCCCGGCGATCGGCGCGGCGAGCGTGAAGACGGTCCCGGCGTCGGCGTTCCCGGCGGAACCCGCCTCGACCGCCGTTGCCGCTGTCGTGATCGTTCCGCCGCCACCCACGGTTGCCTCGGCGTCGGTGGTGTATTCGACACCATCGCCGCGCACGATGCGCGTGCCGGGCGGAACGACGGTCGCGGCGGCGCCGGTGAAGGTGACGGTCCCGGCGGCGGCCGCCGCGGCAACCCGGATGACGCCCTTGAGACCAGCCCAGGCTTCGAGGTTTTCTTCGGTTGCCGTGTAGGGCTGCGACTGCCTCGCGATCCAGTCCTGATAGCCGTAGTGACCGTAAGCGAGCCCGGCCACGGCCTTGCAGAGAATGTTGAGAACCGAAAAGCGCAGCAACGGATCGGCGCCGGGCAGGTTCGAGCGGACATCCGCGTAGGTCTGCTGAATGATCTCCGACAGCGTCGGGCGGGGAAACGGCATCGCTCGTCCTTCAAACGGGCGTCAGCGCGCCCCAAACCCAGGAGAAATTCTGTGCAACGGTCTTGCCGTCGCGGCGGTAGGCGACGACGCGGGCGCGGAGCTGGTTGCCCTCGAATGCCGCGTCGATGTCGAACTTCGCGACCACGCCGTCGTTGATGAGCCACTGCAGGGCCTCGGCGAGATAGTCCTTGGCCTTGAGCGGCACCTGCGCCGTCTGCTTCGAACGCTCGAGGAGCCAGATGCGCGAGCCGACGCGGACGGGTTCGTCCATATCGCCCCACCAGCCGCGCGCATCGTCGCTCGCATCGGGCAGCGCGTCGTCCGTCTCGGCGATGCGGTCGCTGAAGACGCTGATGAGGATCGCCGTCGGAAGATCGGCGCCGCCGGCGAGCTGCGTCCCCGACATGGCGAAGTCGCACGCCGCGATATTAGCATCCCAGACGTTGGCGATGTCGCTCATCGTTTCCTGCCCGTCGAAAGTGCCCGCGCGAAGGCCTTATCGAACTCCCGCTGCCACACCGCCTCGAATGTCGCCGCCGCGGTCTCGAACCAAGCAAGGCGCGGCTTGACGACGACGGGGTCTTGGAAGCGGACGAGAAGCTTGAGCCCCGTCATGACGCCGCCCGCCTTCATCTTCGTGTTGCCTTTCGTGCCGCGACCGCCGCCGCGCCGCGCGCCCGTCTTCGGCCGCTGCCAGACGCCGTTCACCGTCTCGCCCTTCTTGAACGTGATCGAGCCGACGAAGACGTCCTTGCGTCCGATCATCCTCTTGAGCCGTCCACGCCCGATGTTTCCCGCGGCATCCGTCGTGATCGTGATCGGGACCGGTTGGGCGCGCCTCCCACCGTAGAGCACCTGGCGCCCATCGCTGATGTAGGGCTTCAGGTATTTCGCCTGCAGGTCCTTCATGAAGACGACGGCGGTCAGCTGCTCCTTGCGCGCCGCCATCACCCCCGGGCCGCGCAACGTGAAGGCCGTCGCCGTCGGCATCGTCTTGGCGATCTCGCGCAGCTCGGCGGCGGCAATCGCGCGCGCCGTTGCCGTCAGTGCAAGCGACGTCGCGAAGGGGATTTCGCGCTGCGCGAAGTCAGAGAGATTGCGCATCAGCTCGCGACGGTTCGTCGAGACGCGGAACGTGATCACTTGAAATGCGCGAAATTCGGCGTCAGAAGCACCGGCTCGGGCTTGAAGGCGTCCGGTGGCATCAGCACCAGGTCGGCACGCGTCCCTTGCTCGTCGCGGCGATAGGTGACTTCTCCGATGCAGAGCTCGACCTTGTTGAGCTTGAGCGATGGCGCGTCGACGACCGCAAGCGTGTTCGGCTCCCAGAGCTTGTCGTCCGCATCACGCCAGCTGTCGCAGGTGAGCTGAACGACGAGACCACGGCCCTTGCGCCTAGCGATCTCCCACAGCGCCCGCTTCTTGCAGACGTCGACGCCGCCGATGCCGGACTCCGCAATGATGGCGCGCATCCGGCGGCGCTTAACGTTGTCGTCCTTCTCGATCGCGAGCACGTTGTCGACATCACCCTTGGATGTGTCGGAGGGCTGCGCGACGACGTTGGCTAAAATGTCCATCGGCACGAGATAGGCCCTGATCTCCGAGAACCGTTGGGCCTGCGACGTCACCGCGCGCGCGCGCATGATGTTCCGGCCCTCGACGAAGCCGCTCGCCGCGCGCTTCGATCCCAAATCACCGATCTGGATGCTGCCGTCGGTGTTGTCGTAAACGAGCTTTCCGGTCCACCGCGCGGCGCGCTCGATGAGGCTGAAGCCCGTCGTGCCGCGCGCGAAAGCGATAGGCGGAAGCTGCGCGCCGTCGGCGCCGTC